ATGGGCACGAAGAAGCCGGACGTCATATGCAGCCCTCCCAGCCCTATGACCTGCCTAACGCTCGGCGAGATGCACCAGGCGCGCTGGAATGTGCATGCCTCCTGTCGCCGGTGCTCGCTGCGGATCCGGGTGAGCCTCAAGCTCCTGATCCGCGTCCACGGGCCCGACGCCTGCTGGTGGGGACGCAAGGCGCCATGCCCGCGGGTCACCGACGGAAGATCCTGCCCCGGCGAGCTCGTCTACTCCGCCCAAGCGATCAACGGCGGTTCGTGGGTGTCTATGCAGCAGCAGCCTTCAGAGCAGGTCGTGAAGGCCTGGGCCGCCAAGCGCGGCTCGTTCTACCCTGGTGAAAGGTGACGACGATGACGAAACCCTGGCCCATCGACGTCCGCCTGTCGACTTCCGACATCTTCGACATGCTCGAGGCGGCGGAGAAGGACCCAAAGGCCTTCTCGCCTGAGGTCCTGGCGGCGCTGCGGGACGACCCCTACCGCCGACACTACGAGGCGCAACTGGAGGCGTCCGGAAAGACTAAACCCGCCCGCCGAGGGAACCGAAGCCTGGCGCCCGGTGCCTCCCGAAATCGCGCAACAGGCGAGCTTGGTTGACACGTAAGCCGCACGTTGCAGCTCTTGTCCTTCCTTGGCGGGTCATTGCCGATTGCGCCATTAGGCCGGAGCGCCGAGATGAGGTTCTTTCCAGCTCTTTTAACGTCGTGCGCAATCTTTCTTCTGGGCGCGCCAAACGCTCGCGCAGCGCTCGTCGGCTCCATTAGTACCGCGCTATTTGGGTATTCGGCTCCCAACGAGACGCCACTTGGCGTCCGGATTGGCTTCACCGCCTGCCCTGGAGGGGTCGGGACCAACGAGCAGTGTAATACGCAAAATGGTATCGACCCGCCCTACATATTCGAAGACATCGGCCTGATAGAATCGTCGTCCGCACCGCAGATTTTCACGCTAGACGCCACAACTGCTTCAAACTTCGATCAAATAACTACCGCCTTGGCAGGTGGTGAATTCAACTATTCTCATGCTCATCGAATTGAATCGCAAAGCACCGTCGGCATTCCTCTGGATGGTTTCTCGTACGGAGGCTCCGGGACGTCGTTTAACCTCTCTGGGTACTGGGATGGATCGAATATCAGCTACATCCAGATGACCGTCGATCCGTTTTCTTTTCGAATTCGGGAGCCCATCCCTGGTAACGGTGACTTGCTTTATGAAATTTACAGCCCAACCGACCTAATGGTCCGCGTTCGATTTGATTTTTACGGCACGCTTGGTGGTTATCAGCCTGCGGCAGCCCCGGAGCCGCTGGCATGGAGCCTGCTTATTTTGGGCTTCGCGGGTGCCGGTGCGGCGCTTCGGCGAAACCTGATGCGCCTCGGGAGCGCTGAAGCCTAAGCCCGGGCGGCGGCGGTAGCCTTGCGGCGCTTCGCCGGCGACGCGGCCGGCGCCTGCGCTGCGCCCCGCTTCCGCCGCTCGCCGCTGCCCGACACCGGCGACTTGCCCGCCAAGCTCCGCTTCAGCGCCTCCATGAGGTCGGTGACCTGTCCCTCTTCGGGCAGAGACACCCCGCCCCGCGAGCGGGTGACGCCGCGCTCGGCCTTCTTCTGCTCGATGAGCGCCAACAGGCCGTCCGTGTACCGATCGCGGAACGTCCGCGGGTCGAACGCGCCTTCGTGCTGCTGCAGGATCTGCTTGGCGATGGCCACCATATCGGCGTTGACCGGCAGATCGGGGATGCGCCCGAAATAGTCGGCCTCGGCGTGCACCTGATCCCAGGTGCGCAACTCGTGCGCCAGGATGCCCCGGCCGCGGGGCTCCAGGGCCAGCTGACGTTCCTTGCCGCCCTTCACGTAGCGGGCCAGCGCCACCTTGCCCTCAGCGCGCATGGCCTCGCGGATCACCGCGAACGGCTCGCATGCCACATCGCCGTCCGGCACGAGGTAATAGGGCGAGGCCCAATATAGCCGGTCGATCTCCGCCAGCGGGACGAAGCGCTCGATGTGGATGGCGCCAGTGTCCGGCAGCTTGGCGCTACGGATCTCGTCGTCGGTCAGGGTGACGTAGAGCCCCTTGTCGATCTCGAAGCCCTTCACGGTCTCGGTGCGCTGGAGCTGCTGGCCTGTGGTCGGATCTTCGACGTTGGTCTTGATCCTGTTGCCGGTGTCGGGGTTCAGCATGTTGAACCGCACGCTCTTGCCCTTCCCCGTCGACGGGTAGAGCGCCACTGGGCAGGTGACGAGCGACAGCTTGAGGTGGCCTTCCCAGGCCGGGCGCGATGCCATGTGCGAACCCCTTGATGAGATTCACGATTTAGGCGTCGGGCCGCCAAGACAAGCGCTGCTGCGAACGTGATTCGCAAAAAAGACAAGGCGTTACAACCTGCGGCGGATCGACTGCCCTGGGCCACGCCGAATGGTAGAGAAGTTGCCCCAGATAGGGCCTCGAACGAGGCGAAGGCGGCAAGGCGGTGCCCAGGTGGCCGCTATCGAGACCGCTGAAGTCATCAGGTAAACACGCCGCCTTCCGTGCGCAGGCAACCGCCTAGGAATCGCCGTTTCCGCTAGACCCATTTCCAGCGCGAGCAACTCTCTCGGCGGCTGCACGGACCTCCTGCAACTGAACACCGACACGCTCCGAACGATTGGTGATCACCATCATGCGCACCTTCTCAAGGCTTTCGAGGGTGCTCTGCATTTCCTCTTTGTGGGCATGGCTAGCAGCAGGATTTGCACGGATTCGAGCGCAGTGCGCTTCCGCCTCTCGGATCGCTTGGTCCAGATATCGCTTATGTCCCTCGGTGAGCGACCAGTCCGCGATCCAAAGCCAGGCAAAGCGAACGCCAATCGTCAGGGCTGGCGCTGCATACACGAGGAGCGCTTTCAGTGGTTCCCACTGGACCGGAAGGGCGCTCGCAATGCCCACCACTCCGGTGCCAAGGCTGACACCGAAGATAGTCGCAGTCGGCTGATGTGTTGGTTCGGCCCCCGCCACCCAACCCCTCGCTATGCGGCGACGGGATGATCCCGTTCGCGATCCTTCACCGCACGCACTGCACGGTCGAGCTTCTTGGCGTCGATTCTGTCGATCTCGGCAGCGTCGATAGTGATCGTTTCGCCGTCAACCCGAAGAACCATCTCCTGATGGGACTTACGGAAGAAACGGTTCCGCAGAGTGACCGCAGCGTGAGCTACCGAGTAGGTCATCCCCAGCGAGGCGGCGACAATGGCGAGGATGCTGGCGTCGTCCATAACGTTTCCTTCCTCCGCCCGAACGTGTCACGCAGGATTGTCGTTCCTGCGGGGGCCGGAGGGCTCCAGCGCCCAATATGGGCCTGGAACCGCTGAACGCCAGCTTAACTCCTGGTAACGTTTTGGCCCCTCCGGCATCGGGAGAGCCGCAACGCTCCCCACGACCTAAACTCGTAGCGCCGCTACGGCAAAGGTTAGACGAGCCCAATGGGAGACGTATCTGAAGTCACGCGTCGGCGCAACAAACCCCACGTAGCAGCGTATGCATAACCGCAAGGTCAATCCCGGCCGTCGCTTTCGAGGACGAGGGCGGAATCGGATGGAAGGGTCGTCAGGGCCATACTCTGGGGCCTCTGCACCATCTCTATCGCTCACATGCCCCCTTCGCCAGACCCACCCGCTCCCACCCTCGACGGCCCCAGGCCCGCGCCTCCGCCTCCCCGTTGAGGAAGGCCTCCGTCTCCGCCCGCTCAGCGGCCGTCGCCGGCTGCACGATACCGCCCTGCACTGGCGGCTCCGGCTCGATGCGGGCGCAGACGCGGGGATCTACCGCCTTGGGCGCAGGCTCACGAACCGGGCCGGGCTTGGAGTGCGTCGCGCAGCCGAGAAGCAGGGACGACATCGCGCAGAGGACAGCGGTTCGCGTCCAGTTTGACAGGTTCATTCACGATCTCCCGGATCACCTTGGCGGACGCCCTCGCCTGCTTCACGCGGGCGTCGCATTGAAGCTGGACGGCATCCACCGCGGCGATGGCGTCGGTCCGCTCCGCCCGGCGAAGGGCCTCCGACCGATCGAACGCCTTCTCCCAGGCGATGGACGAGGTCTTCCAGTTGTCGGCCGCCACGCGCCAGGCGTCCCGCTCATGAGCCAGCCGGTGGAGCTGGGCGCTGTAGCCGATGAAGGGCGTGAAGTGGGCGACGGCGATAATCGCGGCTGCGGCGACGCCGTAGGCGATGAGGCGAAGCGGGATCATGCCACGCCCTCGTCGCAGAGCTTGCGTTCAGCGCCTCGCCGGCGGACCAGTCCGGGAAGCTGAACCCGTGTCCCGTCTGGCTTGGTCGCCCACACCCAGACGGGCCGACCGTCGTCTGCCAACTGGATCGCCCGGCACGCTCCCGCCAGGTCGCCGGCCGAAGCCTTGCGAGCCGCGTTCGTCTTGCAGAACCCGTCAGAGCCCGCGTTGTAGGCGAAGCGTATGAAGGACGCGTAGATCGGGGTCGGCAGGTTGTCCGCCGGGATGCAGCGACGGATCGCGATGGCGTGGTCCAGCATCGCCCGCGAGGACAGCGCCACGCATTCCTCCTGCGTGTACGTCACCCCCGGCTTCACGTTCTTGCCGGTGACGCCGGCGCAGGCGGTCGTGATGGAAACCGGATCGGCGTAGGCGTTCAGGATCCACCCTTCGTCTTCCACGAGACCGGGGGCCGCCAGGGAGAGGGCCGCGAAAAGTCCAGCGATGCTGGCGCCGGCCGCGGCGGTGGCTTTGACCTTGTTCATGTCGGCGACAGGCTCATGACGTAGTGGTGGAAGGCCGGGAAGGTCGCCGCGAGCGCCTGATAGATGAAGATCAGCCCCCCGATCGCGCCCAGCACCGAAAGCACGATTTTGCCGATGTCCTTCCAGCTCACGGGCGCCCGTACCTTCACCTCTCGCGGGCCGGTGAGTTGCGCGCCCAGCGATTTGGCCAGGGCCGACACGCTGCCCTCGGTGATGTCCTGGCGGGTGTCCAGCGCGCCCACGGCATCGGCCAGGTCGTCGACCTTGCCCTCCAGCTTCTGACGCGCCTCGGTGGCCGTCAGGTGCGCCAGACGGGTCTCTGCGATATGCTGCTCGAGACACCCATGCAGCTGCACGCCCTGCAGCAACACGGCGTCGATCTTCTGGTCCATGGTGAGCCCGCGGGGGTCGATAGGCGTCACCTCACCCACGTTCCGCCCCCTCGGCTTGAAACTCCTCGGCTCCCGGTTCACGGCGACCCATTCCCCAAACCCCCCTTCTCCACGCTGATCCTGGCCGCTTCGGTCAGGAGCACCTGACCGCTCTCCGCGACGTCCTCTCCGAGCCGACAGGCGTTGTTGACCTCCACCCCGTAGAGGTCGTCCCCGATGTCGAGCACGTCGCCGAAGCCGATCCCCGCGGCGGCGGTGACGATCTCCAGCGTCGCGTCAGCCGCGCGCTGCGCCGCCCGGACCGTCGGGAACACCGCCATGACGTTGTCGGCCCAGCACTTCACCACCCGCCCGCCAGCGGCCTCCGCTGCGTTCCTGGCGGCCTCCTGAAGCTGCGCGACGGCGCCGAGGGCGTACGAGACGCCCTGCTCCTCCATGAGCCGCGAGAAGCCGCACAGGTCGATGACGAGGACGGCTTGGGCGGTCACTACAGCCGCTCCAGATGCGCGCAGGTTCCCGTGCCGTCCGTCAGGCGGGTCGCGCCCTTCATGTCGTAGGTGAACTTCTGGTGGCCGACGGGGATCATGTCGTAGAGCGGGTTGCTCGCGCCGGTCGGCTGGTAGTCGTCGTACGTCCCGCCCCCGCCGAGCGGCCCGACATGGTTGTCAGCCACGGTCGGACAGCCGGCGTTGTACTTGGAGTTCACCGACCGGACGTAGCCGCCCCAGGTGTCGTTGTCGGGCGCCGGCGTGCCGCCCCGGCCGGCAGCACCTTCAGGGTCGCGGTTGATCCCCATGATCGCGCCGAAGTCCTCGGTGCGCAGGTAGGTCTGCCAGTCGGCGACGCGCCCGTCCGTCCAGCCCTCGACCGGGTGGGTGAACATGTCGGTCTTGGTGGCGTTCTGCATCGAACAGACGCCGTGAAAGATGACTTCCTTCTCGATGCCGCGGGAGGCGATCAGGTCGTCATAGCCGCGGTTGATCCGCGAAATGTCGTTCGAGTTGGCGAGGTCTGCCGGGTTGCCGGGATGGAAGACGTACGAGAGCACGGCGTTCTCGACGCGCTTGACCTGGTTGTCGCCGCCGATGCTCCAGCCCTTGTTGGTGGTGTTGCCCCACTCGACGCAGCCGTTGTCGATGTAGAAGCCGCGCGTGTAGTAGTCGAAGGCGGACCCGAAGATGAACGTGTTGACCGTGCAGTTCGGGATGTAGAACGTCGAGAAGATGAACCCTTCCTGGCTCTGCTGGCCGGACGGGTTGCGCTCCACGGGGCTGAACGGCCCGATCACCCCGACCGCCGTGTAGGGCGTCAGGCCGAAGTACACCGACGTGGTGTTGTAGATCCCGTGCAGGACCTTCGGGAAGTAGGCGTTCGTGCCGGTGACGCCGCAGGCCGCCGACGCACCGCCGGGGGCGCTGTTGGTGGCGTAGGTGATGTCTTCCCAGTAGCCCCGGCCCCAATTGCCGCACCACGGCGCCGTGCCGCCGCTCTGGTTCAGGTTGATGGTCGCCCTGCGGACCGTGAAGCAGCTCGTCTCGTTCCCCGCCTGCGACTGGCCGATACCGATGGAGGCGTTGGTCGCGGGCCGCGTCCAGTGAACGTCCTCAGTGATCAGCCGCGTCGGCAGGGTGCGCGTGACCGCGGCGACCAAGGCGATACCGACGGTCGCGTTGTTGTCCGGATGCGCCTGGATGTACCAGGCCGTGTTGCCGATGGTGTCGGTGACGTTGGCCGTGAAGCTGAAGTCCACATGCGCGCCCGTGGTGTTGCGCAGGTAGATGTGCACGCACTTCAGCGTGTTGCTGTTCAGCGCCGCCGCCGCCGTGATGGCGGCGTTCAGCCCCGTGCTTGCGTAGGGCGTCGTCGTGGCCGTCGCGAGCACGCGAGAGGCCGCCGCACTGGCGCCGGCGTCCACGGCGTCGACCACAGCCACAGCGTTGAGCGCGGCGGTCTTGTCGCACATGAACAGCTGCGGGAAGCGAAGGTCCGCCGGATCGCTCTCGTAGTCGGTCGAGACGTACGAGGCTGTGCCAATCAGCGGATAGCCTTCGATCTCCCAACGGCAGAGATCGCCTTGCGTCAGGTTCGTCAGGTCTACCGTGGCGGCGCAGTATTCCTCGTAGATGCCGCCCGGCAGCGCCCGCAGCGTCGTGGAGGTCACATCCACCCACGGCGTGTAGTTCGGGCTTCCTTGCGCATCCCTGGCCCGCACGCGGACCTTGTCGAACATCCGCCCGTTCTGGCCGTACTTGTGGCGCACGACGAACCGCGCCGTGGCGGTCGACGCCCCGGCCACATGCTCGCGTTCGGAGTTGAACATGTGGATCTCGGGATCGCGGTAGGCCCGCGTCGCCGAGTTGATGCAGTTGGCGGGAGCGACCGTCCCCTCCGCCGCCGCGCCGTACCAGCCGGCGTCTGCGGTCAGGGTGAAGGTCGAGCCGACGTGGGCGACACCGAGGTAGCGGCAGACCTTCTCGCCGGCCAGTTCCAGCAGGTTCGTCGCGGCATAGTCATACTGGATCATCACCGCCCAGATCGTTTTGCCCCCGGAGGTGCGGACGTTCGGGTCGTTGACGTAGGTGGAGGTGGTGAGCTGCGTCCGGATGACCGCCTTCACGTAGAACGCGGTGTAGCGGGTGACGGGGGAGCCGTTCTCGAAGCCGGGGTTGGCCATCACGCCGCGGATGCGGGGGGTCGAACCGTTGAACAGCGACAGGCTCGCGCCGCCCAGGGTATCGGTCTCCAGCTCGGCGATGTTGCCGCGCGGGATCACGCCGAAGTCGCCACCGGCCGGCGTCGTGGTGGTGCGCACGTCGATAGGCGTGGGCGACAGGAACTCGAAACGGCTGATCGCGGCCACGGGGCCGCCGCCACCGCCTGCAGCGTTGCGGGGCGCCGTTAGCGCAAGTCCGACGTGACCGGCGAGCATTACGGATAGCCGACGAAGCCGCTGGCGGTCGTGCCGGTCGCCCAGATGCGCCGAACGCTAGCCGGGATCACGCCGGCCGGCAGAGGCAGTGTCGGCGTGGTGCCGTCAGCATTCGTGACCTTCACGTTGCCGGCGGTGGCGATCGAGAAGGAACGGATCGGCGTCGAGATATTGTTGGCGTCGTCAGGCGTGATGACGAACGGGTTCACCGAGGGCGAAGTGTCGCTCATGGGCATGAAGGGCTGGCTCCAGGAATGCACAGGAAGGCGGTCTTGCCGCCGGCTGTGCTCCGTCCGTGGAGCCTACGGTTCGTCGATTTGGCCCGACGTGGGCCCGCCCCGTCCGTGGAGCTGACGTGAGAGCGCGAAGCTCTGGCGCACAACCTAGCACCGTCGTTGGCGAAGCGCTATGTTCACGCTTCGAGCCCGGGCCCCGGGCGGCAGGGCCACGCGACTTGCGCGACGATCCGCGAAATCCGATCCACAACGAGGACGTCCGGCTGCGGGAAAAGCGCGCCTGGATGAATCGCCATATCGAGAAGGCGATGCGGAAGCGCCACTACCCGGGCATGTTCCCCGAGGACGACTGGCCGCTCTGGCGCAAGCTCATCCCCGAAGTGGTCGGCGTGGTGGTCCTCGTGGCCTTCATGTTCTGCGCCTTCCTGCTCTCCCGCTGGGTCGGCGAGGTCTTCTAGTACGCCGGCGCCCGGTCACTCAGACCCATGGCCTGTCCCTCCGCTTGCGTCGTGGCGCCGAGGATTGCTTGCATCTCCTCGGGCGAAATCACGCGCTGGCGCACCATGGCCCGCAGAAGCTCCTCCGGATCGCCGTTCCGAAAGAGCGCCTGACCGAGCAAGCGCGACACCTCGGGATTGTTCAGACCGGTCGACATCTCGCGCGCCTGGCGCAGTTTCGTTGCCGCCCAGTCGAACGCCCGCGTGCGCAGGTTGCGGCCATCCGTGGCGGCCTTCAGCCCCGCCGAGATGAAGTCGTCACCACCGGCCGCCGCATTCACCGCGGAGATGTCTTCGGCAAGCGGCGTCGTGCGCGAGCCGGTCAGGACGCGGTTGTAGGAAGACTGCGCCTCGAACTCATCGGCGATGTCCTGCATGAAGCGCCCATAGGCCTCGTCATTGCTGAAGCCGAGCCGAAGCCGCTCCTGGATGATGTCGTCGTCCAGGAAGCGGCGGAAGGCCACTTGCGGGTCGCGAGAGCGGAAGACGTCCGATAGCCCGCGCGAGACGCCCATGCGCATCGCGTCCAGCTCATCGCGACCCATGAGTTCCATCCCTTCGGCGAGCTGTTCCGGGTCGGCTCTCCCGGTCACCATGCGCCGCCCCATGTCCATGGCGTTCATCTGGCGCGACGGGCCGGTGTAGGCCGCCAGGGCCTCGCGGTACTTCGGGTTCATGTCGGTCAGATGCCGGCGCAGATCCTTCCGGGTCTGTTCGATCAGCCGGACCTCGTCGGTCCGCGGCAGCTTGCGCGTGACGGGATCGCGCAGCGCCTCGAGCTCGTCATCGAGGCCCCGTTTGATGTAGTCCCAGGCCTTCCAGGTCAGCGCCTCGCCCTCGACAGGCCCCGTTCGGGGTTCCGGGCGCCCGCTGTAGCTGTCGGGGTCCGGGAGGTCGTCGGCCGAGCCGCCGCGATAGTTCATCTCCTCGGCTTCGTCGAACCGGCGCATGCGATCCATGACGCGCGGATCGGCCTCGCGAGCGTAACGGGGGCGTCCACGGATCTCCTCGCCAATGGCGTCCAGCAATTCGTTCGCCGTCGGCCGAGACTGGTGCTGCGGGAAGTAGCCGGCCTCCCAGGCGCGCAGCGCCCATTCGTCGGCATCGGCGCCGTCGCCCACCAGGCCTCGCTGGTAGGCCTTGCCCTTGTGCCAATCGCCGCCGCCCATCCCCTGGACGTCGCCGCGGTCCCGGATGCCGCCGTTGTCGGCGATGAACTTGTTGAGCGACTTCCCCCGGCTGGGCTCGCGGGAGGGCGCTCGGCGTCCCATCGCGCGCTCGATCTCGGCGCCACGCGCGGGCGGCGTCGCACTCGCCCAGTCTGCTGGATCTTCCATGTGAAAGAGGCCGAGCGCGTTCGGGTCCTCGCCCGCCTCGTGCGCCAGGTCGGCGCCACGGCGCATCGCCTTGCGGATGCTCGGTCGCGCCTTCAGGCGCTCCAACCGGTTGTCGACCGGCGGAGCGTGATCGAAGGCTTCCTGATAGAGCGGCCGGCTCTCCTCAAGGCGCTGCTTATCCAGAGCGTCCTTGAGGCCATGGAAGCTCGTTCCGTCGTCACCCAGGTCCCGCCGAAGCGACGCCACGATGCGGCCCCGAGCGCCTTGCCGGCGTTCGGCCAGAGCCGCCCGCGCGATGTCCTGGCCAGGGCCCGGCACGGACGCCACCGCCCGCGCCACGGTCTCACCACCGCTGCCCATTCGCTCGAAGGGCATGCGCAGGTCATCGGACGCCGCGGCCTCCAGGCTCAGAACTTCTGGGGCGCGGCGGGTGAGCACCCGGCCAGCTTGCGCCGCCGCCTTTTCCGCAGCGGGCCTCACCATATTCCTCGTCGCCTCGACCGACTTGACCGCGGCCATCAGACCGGCCGGCGTGGCCGCGCCCAAGAGCACTGACGGCCCGATCGCTTCGCCCATGTCGTCGACGCGCTCCTGGAGCGTGCCTTCGTCGGCCAAGGCCGTTAGGGCCCCGGTCAGCCCAGCTGTCGTTCCACCCTTCGTCATTGCGCCAGCGGGGATGCGGCCCAAGACCGGCGTCCGGGCGGCAGTCTCACCAACCTTCTGAAGCGCTCCAGCCAACCCGCGGCGCACGACAGGCGCGGCCGCGTTGACCACAGCGGGCGCCGTGAGCGAGGAGCCGCCCGTCAGCAACGCCGGCAACGCCTGAAGCGCGATCCCCGTCCCTTCCGTGGTCGCCGCGACGCGGGGGCGTTGCGCCTTGAAGTCGTCGGCATAGAGCTTCCCGCGCTCTCGGTTCTCCGCGTAGTTGCGCTTGAAGTCGCGGATCGACGCCTTGGCGACGTCGACTGGACTGTCGCCCCGTTTCGCCGATGTCTTGCCTTGGAGAAGATCCGTGCCGGTCTTCACCTGGGCGCCGACCAGGTCGTTGAACTCGTCCAACCCGGGCACGGTGCGAACCAGCGTGCTCAGGGCGCCAGCGACGTCGTCCATCACCCCGCGCTTGCCCCGACCCGCAAGGTTCATGCGCTGGTACGTCCCGCCGCCGGTGCTCGCCGCCGGCTTCGACTGCAGGTCGTTGTACGAGCCCATCAGCGCTGTTCCTGCTTCCGGTAGACCTTGCCGTCGTCGTCGACGAACCAGGCGCCGACGGGGATATTCTTGAACTCCACGGCGTTCGTGGGGACGTAGGGGTTCCCCTTCTCCCCGGACTTGGCCGTCGAGCCGCGGAACATCATTGCCGCGTTGCGTTGGGCCGGCGGGAGCTTCGAGGAGAAGCCCGCCTCCTTTTTGATCCGGCGGCCGTCCGTGTTGACCGCGTACCCGCGGTTCCGCCGCTCATCGGCGCGTCGAGCGTCCTCGGCGGCCTGCGTCGGCCGGCGATCACCATCAGCCCGAACCGAACCGAAATACTCCCTCCACTGCTGGCGCTTGGTGTTCAGGCGCGGAGACCCTTCCGCCTCGCTCGCGGGATCGAAGATCGGGTTGTCCTGCGCGTAGCGACCCCAGGCCTCGCTCATCCCGCGGGTGTTGCCGTATGTCCCGAAGTACCAGTCCGAGAAGTCACGCTTCTGCAGCGCCGCGTCATTGGCCAGGCGTTGGGCCTGGATCAGCGCCCGGTTGGTCTCCGTCGGCTTGTCCCGGCCATAGGTCATCGCGAGGAACTGCGCGGCGTCGAAGTCGGAGATAGCGCCTTCCCCAGGCTGGCGCTTTGAACGCGCCGTCTCAGCCTGGATGGCGTCCAACTCCCTCACTTCCGGATCCAGGGCGCCCCACACCTTGCCGAGCACCGGCACGGCGAAGACGCCGCCGGTGTTCTGGCGGGTCAGAAGGCCTTCCGCCCGACGAGCGTTCGAGATACCCACCCGGGCGCTGCGGACGCCCTCGTCTTCCTTCTCGCGCAGACCGCGATAGTAGGCGTCCTCCGACTTGTCGGAACCGCCTGAGAAGCTGGGCAGGTAGGACGAGCCCGGCGCCCGGGAGTTCGCAAGCGGCTTCCAGGCGCCGTCGACGAGCTGCAGGCGATCACCTGCATCGTTCTCGACGATGATGGGGGCGGTGGGGGACTTCGGCGCGGCCATGTGATCCTCCTACTGGACGCGGCGGAAGCCCGGCGGCAGCGGCGGCAGGGCGGCCCCCGCGTCAGCGCCGGCGCCACCGCGCGGACGGGTGCGCTCCCAGTCCAGACGGCCACGAGAGACGCCGAGGTTGCCGCGCGCGACCTCCTCGTCCGCGCGGTTCGCGCGTTCGGTCTCCATTTCCTGCCAAGTGCGCGGACGCTGGCGGCCCCACTCGAAGCCTTCCTCTCCCGCCATCCAGGGCGTGCCGTCCTCGACGCCATAGTCCGGCATGGCGTCCACGCGTTCGCCGCCCTGGCCCCGAACCTGGCCCTTGGAGAGCGTGTAGGGCTCGCGCTCCTTCTGGTAGACGCTCGCCAGCGCTTCCGTCGCCTTCTCCGGGTTCGCCTTCAGCAGGAACCGCATACGCGCATCGTCGGGGAACAGGCTGTCGATCTGCGACGCGAGCGCCGCCTGGCGCCGCTTCGCCAACCGGCCCGCTGCCAGCTTGTCGACGTCAGCCGCCCGGTCACCGCCCTCGGTGATGTCCTGCAGGCGAGCGCCGAAGCGGTCGAACTTGTCCAACTGCGACAGGCCGGTTTCGTCATCGACTTCGCGCAGCCGGTCCAGGAACGAACCCTGAGGCTTCGTTTCGAGGGTGGGCATGCGCTGCATGACGTCCCGGCCGAGGGTCCGCGAGATGGGATCGTCGAGGGTGGGGTCCGCGTAGGCGCGGAACCGACCACTGTCCTTGGCCGTGATGTCGGCGATGGCCGGCAGCAGGCCGCCCGTTCCCGCCTGGCGCGCCATGCCGCCGGGCGCAGACGACATTGCTGGGTCGATGGCGCCCATGAGCCCGCGACCGACCTTGCTCATGCCGTTGCCCAGCCCGGCCCCCACGTTCTGCAGGGCGCCCATCAACCCGCTCAGGAATGCAGCCACGTCGGAGCCTCCACCTTGGAATAGTCGATACGGAGAAAGCCATCGGGGCCTTCGAGCACCGCGGCCGGATCGGTCGCGAGGGTGTCCTGGGCGATGAGGCCAACGTGCGGTTCGACGTCATCGCCGTCCCAGAGGTAGCGCCAGGAAACCCAGCGCCGGCCGCGATCGTCATAGCCAAGCGAGGTGACATCGCGCTTCACGCGCAGGTCCGACATTGCCGCTGCGCTCGACGCGATCTGGATGGCCTGACCGATCTGAGACAGAAGCCCGCCGCTCGACGTCGTCGTCGAAGTGCCCGTCGAGTTCGTGACGCCATTGGTGTTCTGACCGGAGAAGAGATCGAACTGCCCCTTGCCCAGCAGATCACCGACGGCGCCCAGCAGGCCGAGCTGCGACTGGCGCTTCTCTCCCTCGATGTCGCGAAGCGCGCCCCCTGCCGCCATCTGGGTCGCGATATCGCCCCGCGCGCCCGACGCCTCCAGATCGGCGAGTTGGCCCATCAGACCACCGGCGCTGAGACGGCGGTCGGCGTCCGCCAGAGCGGCTTGCTGGCGCCGTCCCGCATCCTCACTGGATAGGCGCGCGCCGGTGTTGAACATGGTGTCACGCAGTTGCGCGTCGGCGGCCGAACGGGCCCGGCTCAACTCCCCTTCGGTTTGAGCCTCCCGAACTCCGAACCGCGAGCCTCCGAACGCCGCGTTTCGCGCCCCTGCCGCAGCCTGCGCAGCCCGCGTGCGCCCGGCGTCGACGTCCATGTCAGCAAGCGTCGTGTCGACCACGTCCTCGCGGTACGGCGACATGTAGTCGTCGAGGTTGTCCAGCAGGCTGGCCGGCGCCGTTGTCGCGCCGGCGGCCTGGTTGGCGATCTCACCGGCTCGGGACAGGCCCGCGCGCCAGCCGCCTAGGCCGGCGGCCGAGCTGGCCGCCTGCGTCTGAAGCGGGTCGGCGCCGGCCACGAAGTCCAGCGGGTTGCGGTCCAGCAAACCGCCGACCTTGCCGGTGAAGCCCTTGATGGCGTCCTCGACGAAGGCGGGATTGGTCCGCGTCGTCGTGACGTTCTGTTGCGTCTGGGACGTCTCGTTCGTCTTCGACTTCTTGTTGCTCAGCCCCATTTCACAGCACCTTGCTGACAGTGACGGACCACGGCTCGTATCCGGCCGGCTTGAGCAGGCGTTCCCAGCCCTTGCGCCCTTCGACGAGGATCCGAGAACAGCCGAGAAGGCGCGCCGTCGCCGCCATGCCGGGTTCGAGCGTCAGCACTTCCTCGAGATCGCCCACCGCCCAGAGGGTCTGAAGCACGGCTTCGCCAGAAGGGTAGAAGACGCGCTCGGCGACCACCGCTGCGTTCGCGCCGGGCCAGAAGTAGGCTTTGCCCTCAGCGATCTTCCGTTCCAGATCCTCGATCCGGTGAAGCCCCCCCTCCATGGCGTCTTCGAACTGGTCCCGAAACCGCGCCCACTGCACTTCGAGAGGGCTCGACGGCGCCGCCGCGGCGGTCTGGCCTTCGCTCCACACGTTCGCGTCCACCCCGGGCTTCGCGGCGAGCGGCGAGGCCGCAGCAAGCGCCGCAGCCATTTCCTCTGCCACGCCGGCCGCGAGGTCTTCGTCCAGCTCCGGTAGGTCGGACGTGTCGCGGCGCGCGCGCTCGTCAGCGTAGTTGGTCACGTTCCCGCTCATCGGCCACCTGTCTGCACAACATCAAAACTCGGCAGGCCGAGGCGCGCGAACGAGGGGACCGCCTCGCCTTCGAACCGGACCCGCACGAAACGACCTTCAGCGCGGAAGTCCTGGAAGGTCTCCTGCGCCACCAGGACGACGGGATCCCACTCTTCTTCCAGGCTTTGGGCATACTCGCGGGTGAAGACGCGGAGCGTCACCGGCCCGACCTGGTCCAGGATGTCCGGCTCGATCTCGCGAATGCGCATGCATTTGCGCTCGTCGCTGATCGATTGCGCCCCGCTCTCGATGTACCAGCCCAGCGCTCCGCCGTCGGCCGTGTGGCCGCGCTCATGGAAGTAGACTTCGCCGGTCGGCGCCACGCCGATTGGCGAAACCGAGGGCCCCGCGTCGACATAGGCCGACCGCGCCATCTCGCCCTTGGTCCAGACGATCTGCTGACCCTGCAGGCTAGCGGCGATGTAGCGGCTGTTTTCGAACCCATCGCGTTCGTCGGGATAGTCGAAGCGGATCTCCGAGAAGGTCGCGCAGGACGAGGCCACGACCTTGTCCATCTGGGACGCGCTCAGATGCTCGGCGAAGTCGTTGCGCACCGTGCACGGAAGGATGGAAGGCGCGCCGCCAAGGCCGCAGGCGTGGAATTGGCTATCCGGCGACGGCCAATAGGCGGTCTGTCCGACGATCACGACCGCGTTCGGCCCCATCAGCCCGCAGTTGCGCGCGATCTGGTCGAATCGCCACGTCTGCGACGGATCGCCCACGAAGGTCCCGAGATAGAGGGCGTTGTCAGTCCAGACGAAGACGTACGGTCCGATGGCGCGCGCGGCCACGATCCGGCCGCCGCCCTTCAGGATCACCTCGCCGGCGTTGTTGCTTGGCGTGGTGGTCCAGTCGGTCGGGTTCTCGATATCGCTGAAGCGGATGCAGAGCGGATTGAAGGTCCCTGAGACCTCCTCGTTGCAGCCGAAGGCCATGACTTGGCGCTGTTCGTTCACGAGCATGTACGTGACGTTGACGGGCGCGCCGGTGAGGGCGGCCGCGGGCGTCGCGGTGTTGTTCTGCCACCAGTAGATCTTGTTCCCGCGCGGGTTGGCCATGAGGCCTTGGCCCCACGTGTCGAAGGACCACGTCCTGGCGAAATAATCGGCCGACGACGGCTCCGAATAGCCGCCGATGCCATAGGCGCCCGTGCTGTAGCCCGCAGTTCCCGTGCCATGCTCGGCGCCGGCGGTCAGGCCAGCGGGCGTGATCGTGTAGAGCGCGCCGCCGCGGTAGACCTGAAGCGCCGAGTGCGTGCCGAACGCGATCAGCAGCGCGCCGACCAGGTCCGTCCAGGGCAGCACCGTGCGACAGACACCGGTGAGCGGGGTCGCCACCAGCTTTTCCCAACCGCCGATGGTCTCCGGCCGACCCTTGTTGAAGCGCACGTTCTTCCCGGCCAGCCATGCGGCCTCGCCGACCGTGACGGCGGTCTCGTCGCTGACAATGCCCGGAGGAATGTCGAGAGCGAAGCGCATCAGGCGAGCAGCGCCTCCGCATCCGCCTCGGTCAGGAGGTTGTGGGCGACGAGGTACTGCACGCCCGCCAGGGTGTCGGCGTTGTCGAGCTCGATGAGGTCCGTCGCGCCGAGGAGATCGAGAAAATCCTCGACCACGACGTCGGTCTTCGCCGCGCCGCGGATCTGGATGCGCTTCGGTGCGCCCAGGCGCTGCAGGAAGGCGATGCGCGACAGCCGGCGCACGACCGGCTCCGGCTCTGGATCGGGCACGCGGAAGAACCCCTGACCCGCATAGTGGGCCGCCGGGTTCAGGTCCGCCAGGTGCTCCAGGTCCCCGTCGCTCAGTGATCCCCAAAGATCCTCCGGCAGGGGACCCGGCAGGCCGATGTCCTCGCCCGTTTCCAGATCGCGACGTTGATAGATCGCCATGGGAGCCATCACGAACCGATGCGGGTGAAGATGATCAGGACGCGACCGGCAGCTCCGTCGATGCTGTGGCTGCCGCCGCCGCCGGGGGTCGTTGGCGCGATGCTGAGCAAGCCGAACCCGCCCGTTCCCCCGCTCAAATCCCCGAGGTCCGAAAACCCCGCTGCGCCGCCGCCTCCGCCGAAACCGCCACCGGCGCCGCCAGCGCCGCCGAACTCGCCGGCAGTGCCGTTGGGCCCGCCGTTGCCGCCAGTTCGATTGAGGTCCCCGCCCGATGCCGTCCCCCCGGCGCCGGTCCCGCCAGCGCCGTTCTTCGCACCGCCGCGAGCCGTCAGAACCAAGCCACCAGGACCGTTGACGACCGTATCGCCTCCGTCCGTTTGAAGGCCGCCGTTGCTGATCCCGGCCGCGCCGATCGAGAAGGAGAGCTGCTGCGACGGGCCGAGGAGGAGGCGCTTGTAGCAGGCTCCGGCCCCGCCACCGCCCACCGTGTTTCCATCGCCGCCGCCGCCAGCGCCCCACAGGTAGATTTCGCAGACAGTCTCGTAGGCAGGAGAGGTCACGGTCCCCGACCCCGTCAACTTGTCGACGACCTTCACGATCCGGGAGAGCAGACCGTTCCCGGATCTGCGTCCGTCCATGCCCTGGCCGACGAGACCTCTGATGCCGTGACCGTTCATCAGTAGAACCCGCCTTCACAGCGGAACACCGTGTCGATGCCTTGGCCGGGGGCGATCTCGAGGCCCCAGCCAGCGCGCAGGATCAGCGCGTTGCCCTCGGAATAGCCGAAGTCCGTCTTCGGGTTGGCGACCGCCGCGCCCGGCGACACCGTCGCCATGAGGGCGCTGTCGATGAGGAACTTCGTCGTGCCGTCATAGACGTACACTTGGCAGTTGCTGGCGGTCCCCACCGCCGCTCGGGGCATCGCGAACAGGCGCGTTATCCGCGCGCCGTTCACGTTGTCCGCTCGGTCCATGAGCGTCGTCGTCGCCGTAGGCGCCGCGAAGTTGGTGTTCGCGGTCGACGTCGCGGCCTGGCGCGAGAACGGCGTCTGCGGGGTCACGATACTATTCGGGGTGACGGCCATGCGTAGCTCCTAGAGCGCGACAGCAAGGGCGACCTGCAGGCCCTTGATGCTGGTTGCGTAGTCGGAAAGGTCGGTCGCCGCGGGGGCTTGCCAGCTCGCCGTCGTACCGTTCGTCTTGAGGTACTTCCCTGCGTTCGTGGCCTGGGCGGGAAGGTTGCCGGCGTTGTAGGTCCAGGCGACCGCGTCGACGTATTCCTTGATGCTCTGGGCGTTCGGACCGAGCGGGCGGACGTTGGCCGCGTCGCATACGATCCAGTTCACCTCGCCCGGGGTGAGGGTCGCGATCGTGCCCCCGCCCGTGGTCACCGTGACGTCGCCCGACGCCCCGTTGCGGACCAGGTACAGCTTCTCAACGCTGGGGATCGTGATCGCGCCGCCCGTGCCGCTGATCACATCCAGGAAGGCGCATCGGGCTTCGTCGGCGACGCCGTTCGCGGTCGTGAGCGTCTTCGCTCCCGAGAGGGCGAAGGCGACGCGCTTGGCCATGGCGTCCTCAAGCAGCTGGAAGACCCCGGTGTTCAGCACCAGGCCCCAGAGGTTCAGGTTGTCGCCGGGCGCCTGGTAGTTGAGGCGGAAGCGGACGGACCAGGTGGAAGCCATCAGAGCGCCGTCCCGTCTGCGCGCAGCCAGGCGACGCCGTTGGAGATCGCCGCGCAGTTCTTGTCGGTCACGGCGACCTGGCTCCAGCGCCAGCGCGCCGGATCGGGCAGTTCGGCGGCCACGAACTCCGCCAGCTTGATCGGGTGCTTGGGCGCGCGGCTGACGAAGTCCCGCTCGAGCTCGCGCTTCTGGGTTTCGGGGATCATAGGCAGGCGCTCACGCGACCCGTGCCGAGCCGGCGGATCGTCTTCATGTTGAGGTCGGTTTCGGCGTCCCGGGTCGCGTCCTTCGCCAGCGCGACGCCATCGGGGTCGCGCAGGACGTCGCGGTACATGGTCATCCGCGTGCGCGCCGCGATCAGGTCGGCGGCCTCGTTTGTCCAGGCGTTCGAGCTGGTGTCGTCGACCAGCGGCGCGAGGTCGAAAGTCCCCACCACCGTCACCGCCACGGCCGAGAGCGGGGTCGGATAGAGCCGGATGCGATCGCCCGCCACGGCGTAGTCGTAGGGTTCGAGGGCGGTGACCGGGCTGTTCGCGAGCCAGTCGTCGATGACCGCGGCGTCGCGCTTTACCAGCGTGATCCGACCGATGCGGATCTCGTCGATCAGCCGCGTGCCGGTCGGCAGCGGGACATAGCTGTCCGCATCGGCGGCAATGGCGGAACCGACCATCCGGCCGGTGTTGAACCAGTAGCGCCGCCCCGAATAATGCTCGATCGCCCGAGCGATATGCTGGGCGATCTGGGTGTCCAGGTTGCGCTTCAGGAGCTCGTCTTTGATCCGGGCCTTGAGGTCTCCCAACGTCGCCATGTGAGCCCCCTTTCCGGTCAGCGGCCGACGTAGGGCGGGGGCGCGAAGCCCCCGCCGTCGTCATCAGCTCATGTTCGGGATGTAGGCGATGACCACCTGCGCCTCGCCGGCCGTCGCGTCAGCGACGGACTGGGCGTAGGTGACGGTGATCGTCGTATCCGCGGCCACGTAGAAGCTCACCGCCTCGTCGAGGGGCGCGAAGCCCACCGTCTGGGCGGCCAGGTCGGTCGCGTACAGGTCGTCGTCGGCGGTCGTGCCGATGTCGATCAGGTCCGTGCCCGAGCTGTTGAACGCGGTGTGGATGTTGACGCCCGAGTTGGGCTTCAGGATCACCGACCCGGCGGGGATCACGCCCACTTCGCGCGGCAACCCTGACAGCACCTCGCTGCTGGCGCGATAGGCCGGCGAGGTTGTCACCACGGCCGACACCGAGCGCAGGAAAAGTTCGCGCAGGGGCGCGTACACCTTGAGGCCCAGCTTCTGCTTCACGATGTCGGACTGATAGGTCACGACGGTGGGCTTGCTCCGCGCCCAGAGGAAGTGCAGGACGTCGGCGAACGGCCAAGGGTACTGGTAGTGGATCACGTCGGCCCACTGCGCCTGGGCGCGGAACTCGAGCAGCGCCGG